GAATACGTGCATTTTTGCGGGAACTTCACCAAAGGAAGAGTATGTCATCAGCATTATAGTGAGCAATAACGGATTGCTTGCAAACTGAAGATGCGAAGAATAGAGTTCCTTATCGAGTGCCTGCATAAAATTTTTCTTTGCAGAATCATCCCAGAATTCTAACTTATCAACGAGAGCTAAGGCCTGTTCCTTTGACAATGGCTGTATATCAAATACAGAAAACTTTGAAAATGATACAAAAGCATTATAAATCGGGCGGGATGTAATGATAATTGTATTCCCGTTATATGACTTTATAAAAGCCTCTAAATCTGATTCAAAAGCCTCTCTAACGGATGATTGAATTTCATCCAAGCCATCAAGCAAAAGGACAAGTCCTTTGTTTTGCAGAGCATCGATTATTACCTTCTTGCTTATATTAGGGTCATACACGCACAGTGATTTCCATATGAAATCTACTACATTATCAGTTGTGTCTTTATAATCCTTTAACGACAAAAAGAGAGGAACAATACCAGTTTCAGAAATATTGCTGGCGGATGTTAAAAATAAATGAGTAAGGAACATTGATTTTCCAATACCGCCGATTCCTTCAATAATAATATATTTGGATTCTGCCTCTAGTTTTTCGATAGTAGCGTCGCTAATTGTAATTTCAGGTCTTATATCTCTGTACCCTGTAAATCGATATTTATGATATTTAATATTATTACATACATAAAGCTCGTAAAATGGATGCGGATTTTCAGCATACAAGAGCGTTTTCTTGGTTGAATAATATCCTGTGGCATTCTCCAGATAATTCTGGAATGGATTTCGATCTTCATCATCTTGACTTTTGATTTCTTGCATGTAAAGAACACCATCTTGATATTTACCTAAATCAGGAGCCAATCCATTTATGGCATCCATAATAATAGGGCGAGAATCTCTTGCGGGAACTTTTGAGGTGCTGCCAGCAGCCTCTGTCATGATAGACACGAATAAATCAGCTAATTTTTCGGATGCATTTACAGAATTGATATCTGGGATATCTTCAGCAAAAACATTGCAGAGATTCTCAACAACTGCACCAGGAAAATTATCGATGTAATCCATGAACTCTGTTGGCTCAATATAAGCATTTATTTTTTGCGAAATTCTTCGGATAGAAGTATTTCCATTGAAGAATGCCTTGTAACTGCTTGTTTTGTAACCATTAAGAATATCTTGTCCATCTTCTGTCACTATAGCTTCAAAGATGGAGCGAGTAAACTTATCAGTACTGCCACCAGCACTGATAACAGAGGATAATTTATGTATAAAATCTTTGAATTCCATTTTTTATCCCTCCATATCCATGCCTATCCAATCCTATCTGATACTGACCAGTTCTACCAATCGAATTTCATATAATTAAATCAACCTCAGAGAGAGGTGTTCTGTGTAACAGCGTTTGATTAGAAAAGCACTCTATATATGTCCAGTATAGCATAAAAGTGTGAAATTTTCTATCACAGATACACTAAAAAAATCTGTAAACGTAGAAAAAAGATTTGTAAAATGCGGAAAAGGATTTTTTGAATATGAATTTAATATGAATACTTCGTTGGAGCAACTTTCAGTGTTTGGTAATTGACAACAGAACAGATGTTCGATATAATAAATTATCGCTACATTAGGATTAGGTCACGGATAAAAGACGGATAAAAGTGCAAAGGATAATGAAGAATATAATGGTCAGTTTGACTTTTCCCTTTGACTGGCCTCTTACGGGAGGCGAAGATAGATGCAGGAAATGCATGTGGCTTGTCCATGTTGTAAAAATAAAAGATTGTTTGACGCAAATCCAGAAGAAACAGTTGGAATCATAAAAATAAAGTGTCCACTATGTAAATCTGTGATTGCTGTTAGCTTTCGTAACCAGAAAGTTCGTACTGAGCGAATCGCCACACAATGAGAATTGTAGTGAGCAAGGTCTGACGAAGTATGGGTGTACTTAACACCTGTATTTTGTCAGGCCTTTTTTTTGTTGTTTCAAAGGTTTCATTAGGTGACACCTTTGGATGATAAAAAATACCTAACCTATATACTTCTCCATTTTGAAAAATTTTGAAGCGATTTTTTAAATAAAAATAAAAATCAAATGGAGAAGAAGTAAATAGAGAAACAAATCTGACATCGAGATGAGATTACAAATCATTGTGATTTCATCTGAGTGCCAGACACTCAAATAAAAAATTTATATCACAAGCCTGAATTACGTAATAGGGCATGGGATACATCATATTGGCAATTTACTGAGTAATCAGTAAAAAGTGCAATTTGAAGTAGCCCTGGTTTCCTATACTCGTTTTTCAGGATTTGGGGATCGGCGGCTATCAAAGCACAGGTCCTTATTTTGGTTCCATGCCCGACTGCGAACAGGCAGAAAGGCGGAACTTTATGAGAAAGTTTAAAACATCGGAAGACAACCGTACAAATTACATTTATTTCTTTGATGATGGAAGCAAGTGTGTCATTAACCCAAATGAGGACGGAGTAGACACAACAATTATAGCAAAACTCCATGAGATGGATGATGCCACAATCGATGCGGAAAGAAGAGAGGAGTATCACTGTCCTGCCCATTATGAAAATTATTATGATGGCAGCGGTGAGGATGCGAATGATCGCAACCCTTATTTAGAAGATACAGGCTCAGATCCATTGGAGATGATGCTTGCATCCATTTCAGAACAGGAACACACAGAAAAGCTGGACAAGCTTAAGACAGCTATTACTGGTCTCAGTGAATTACAGAGAAATACATTGTTCAAAAAGTTTTATCAGAATATGACAAATGTGGATATTGCAGCCGAGGAAGGTGTAACAGAAGCGGCTGTCAGAAATCGTCTGAAGAAGATTTTTACAAGACTTGCAAAAGAAATTTAAATTTTTTGGAAATGAGGGGGTTCGATTCCTCCTCATTTCTTGTATATGGACAGAGGGGCAGACAAAAGCCACTCGGAAAGGAGTCACAGCAATGAAACACAAAGTTTGTATCAACATTGCAAAACCAGACGGTTCCAGAACCCAGGTAGTGAAGGGCGGAACAATGCATATTCGTAAGAAAGTGCTTGATTTCCTTTTTGGACAGAAGGTCAGCGTCCTTGTCTTATCACCCGGAGATTCTGTTCAGACCGTAGAGATTCATGAGATGAGAGAAGGAGGAAAATCATGACAAACAAGTACAAGTTACTCCTTGATGCTGCAAAGCTGATGCGTTCTCTTGCAGATGTGGTGGAGGCAATCGCTGAAACTTACAACGATACCGTTCTGACTGTAGATACTACGGCAGCAGTGATTGAAGAAGAGGAGCCAAAGCAGATTGAGGAAAAACGGCCGAAGAAGGAAGAAAAGAAAGAACTCACTTTTGAGGAAGTCAGAGCAGTTCTGGCCACAAAGTCAAGAGAGGGTCACACAGCAGAAGTGAAAGCGGTTCTTACAGAGTTTGGTGTTGAAAAATTATCTGACATTGAACCTGCACAGTATGAAGAACTGCTTGCAAAGGTGGAGGTGATCTGATGGCGGCACATGCAATACTTTCTGTATCAGCCAGTCACAGATGGCTATCCTGTCCTCCGTCAGCAAGGCTTTGTGCAGATAAGGAAGATACGGCAAGTGAATATGCCCTTCAAGGAACGGATGCCCATACTCTTTGTGAGCATAAGCTGAAGAAGGCAATCGGTATGAAAACAAGAAATCCGACAAAGAACCTATCTTACTATGATGAAGAAATGGAACAGTGTGCGGAAGAATATGCCACATTTTGTTCTTCGGTAGTAGAGGAAGTAAAGCAGAACTGTAAAGATCCGGTTGTTCTGATAGAACAGAGACTTGATTTTTCACAGTATGTTCCGGAGGGATTTGGAACAGGTGACTGCGTAATCATCGGTGATGGAACGCTTCATGTTATCGACTATAAGCACGGAAAAGGTGTTGAAGTTATGGCAGACAACAATCCGCAGATGATGTGCTATGCACTTGGAGCATTAAATCTGTTTGATGGGATTTATGACATCAGTGAAGTGTCAATGACAATCTTTCAGCCTAGAAGGGAAAATGTCAGTACCTTTATTATGAAGAAAGAGGATTTGTACTCTTGGGCAGAGACAGTGCTTGCACCAACCGCAAAACTTGCATTTGACGGTGAGGGAGAGTTTAAGGCAGGAAGCCACTGTCAGTTCTGTAAGGTCAAAGCTACCTGCAGAAAGAGAATGGAATACAACATGGAAATGGCCAAGTATGACTTTGAGATGCCTGCCACCTTGGAAGAAGCGGAAATCGCAGTCATTTTGACTAAGGCAGATGAGCTTGTGGCATGGGCAGCGGATGTGAAAGAGTATGCTCTGCAGCAGGCAGTCAGCGGAACACACTACGATGGCTTTAAGGTAGTCGAGGGTCGTTCCAACCGTAAGTATACAGATGAAGATGCTGTAGCAGAAGTAGTCAAGAATGCAGGGAAAGACCCATATGAGAAAAAGTTACTCGGCATTACAGCAATGACATCGGTACTCGGTAAAAAGAAGTTTGAAGAGCTGCTTGGGGCATATGTTTATAAGCCACAGGGCAAGCCGACACTCGTGCCGGAGAGTGACAAGCGTCCGGCAATCAATACAGCAAAAGAAGATTTTAGTGAAAATTAGGAGGAATTTTATTATGGCAAATTTTAGTAATCCAATGAAGGTAATCACAGGTCCTGACACAAGATGGAGCTACGCAAATGTGTGGGAGCCTAAATCAATCAACGGCGGTACACCAAAGTATAGTGTCAGCCTTATCATCCCTAAGTCGGATAAAGTGACTGTTGAGAAAATTAAGAAGGCAATTCAGGCCGCATACGAAGAAGGTCAGAGTAAACTTAAGGGCAATGGCAAGACCGTTCCTGCACTTTCTGTACTTAAGACTCCTCTTCGTGACGGAGATTTGGAGCGTCCGGACGATGAGGCTTATGCCAACAGCTACTTCATCAATGCGAATTCTGCGACAGCACCGGGTATCGTGGATGCAGACAGAAATACCATCATTGACCGCAGTGAGGTCTACAGTGGTGTATATGGCAGAGCTTCCATCAATCTTTATGCATTCAACTCTAACGGTAATAAGGGTATTGCCTGTGGTCTTAACAATCTTCAGAAGATTAAGGACGGAGAGCCGCTTGGTGGTAAGTCAAGAGCAGAGGATGACTTTGCAACAGACGAGGACGATGATTTCTTAAGCTAAGACAAATAATGACAATGGTGGCGGTGGGACAAGCCTGCCGCCAATCATTGAAAGGTTAGGTGACAATTTATGACAATGGAAATGTTAAATGAATTAATCGATGCATCCGTCAGAGGAACTTTACTTGGCATTTCAGCTTTCTTTTGGATTTTTGGAATAGTGGCAATTTGGAAGTGGTTCTTTGGAGTAACAAAGAGATTTGTTTTATGGTTATTCCCTAATTTGGGAAAGAAGAAAAGTGAATCTGAAGAATAAAAATATGGCGGCAGTGTGGTATCTTGCACTGCCGCTTTAGTATAGGAGCGTGAGACGATGAAAACAATTAGCATTGATTTGGAAACTTACAGTGATGTGGACTTGCAGAAATGCGGCGTTTATAAATATGCACAGTCCGAGAACTTTGAAATATTATTATTTGGATATTCTGTAGATGGTGGCGAGGTTTCTGTGGTAGACATTGCACAGGGCGAGAAAATACCAAAAGAAATCATAAAGGCGTTAGCAGATGAAAGTGTAATTAAGTGGGCATTTAATGCTTCTTTCGAGAGGGTATGCTTGTCGGAATATCTAAGAAAATACCATAAAAAGGACTTCATATCTTACAGCATCGATGAAGATACAGTAGGAGATTATCTTGATCCGTCATCATGGAAATGCTCTATGATTTGGTCTGCATACATGGGACTGCCATTATCCCTTGCAGGAGCAGGTGCGGTTTTAGGTCTGGAAGAGCAGAAGCTGACAGAGGGCAAAAATCTCATACGATATTTCTGTGTTCCGTGTAAGCCCACGAAGGTTAATGGGGGAAGAACCAGAAATTTGCCACAGCATGATAGTCCTAAGTGGGAGCTATTCAAAAAATATAATAAACGGGATGTTGAAGTGGAGATGTCTATCCAGGAGAAACTTCATAAATTTCCAGTTCCTGATTTTGTATGGGAAGAATATCATCTCGACCAGGAAATCAACGACAGAGGCATTGCTCTGGATATGGCTGTTGTAGAGAATGCGATTATATTTGATGAAAGGTCCAAATCACTTCTGTCAGAAAAAATGCAGGAATTAACAGGACTTGATAATCCGAACTCTGTGCAGCAGATGAAAGGATGGCTGTCTGAAAATGGATTAGAAATGGAGAGCCTTGGAAAGAAGGAGGTAGCGGAGGTGCTAAATACAGCGCCGGAACCATTAAAGACAGTGCTTACCCTTCGTCAGCAACTTGCAAAATCATCTGTGAAGAAATACCAGGCAATGGAAAATGCCGTTTGCAGAGATGGAAGAGCAAGGGGAATGTTTCAATTTTACGGAGCCAACAGAAGTGGAAGGTGGGCAGGCAGACTCATTCAGCTGCAGAACCTTCCTCAGAATCATATTTCTGATTTGGCAGAGGCTAGGTTACTTGTAAAGGTTGGGGATTATGAAGCAATGACCATGCTTTACGACGATGTGCCAGATACATTATCGCAACTGATCCGCACAGCATTTGTGCCAAGAGACGGAATGAAATTCATTGTATCTGATTTTTCTGCCATTGAAGCCAGGGTACTTTCCCATTTGGCAGGAGAGACCTGGAGGGCTGATGTCTTTGCAAGTGGTGGAGATATCTACTGTGCATCAGCAAGTCAGATGTTTCATGTGCCTGTGGAAAAGCATGGAGTAAACGGACACTTAAGACAAAAAGGCAAAATTGCAGAACTGGCTCTTGGTTATGGTGGCTCGGTTGGTGCTTTGAAATCTATGGGAGCATTACAGATGGGACTGGAGGAAGAGGAACTGCAGCCGCTTGTTGATATGTGGAGGTCAGCAAATCCGAATATTGTAAAGTTCTGGTGGGAAGTAGACCGTGCTGTGAAAAAGGCAGTAAAGGAAAAGGAATCATCAAGAATTGGAAATATCATTTTTTCTTGCAGAAGTGAAATGCTCTTTATCGGACTGCCAAGCGGCAGAAAACTTTCGTATGTGAAGCCAAGAATGGGAACTAACATATTTGGAAGTGAATCTGTGACATATGAAGGTGTTGGCGGTACAAAGAAATGGGAGAGGATCGAAAGCTATGGTCCCAAGTTCGTAGAGAATATTGTCCAGGCAATCAGCAGGGATATTTTGATGTATGCTATCAGAACATTATCCCACTGCTTTATCTGTGGTCATGTCCACGATGAACTGATTATTGAATGTGACAAGAGAGTGTCTCTTGATGCTATCTGTGAACAGATGGGGAGAACACCACCATGGATAGAAGGAATACTTCTTCGTGCGGATGGGTACGAATGTGATTTTTATAAAAAAGATTAAATATCGGGGGTTCGATTTGAAAGAATCTCTTGCTTATAGACAGAAGGATGCATTTTTCCTTCTGTCTATTTCATTTTAAGGAGGTTCTAAGATGAGAGAACTTATACCAAAAGACGAACTTGGAGTGTTCGCAGATACCAATGACACAGCAAGAGTGGACAGCTTATTTGTAGCTGAGTGCTTTGAAAAGGAGCATAAGAATGTACTTCGTGATATTCAAAAAATTATTGCTCCTAATTCTGGGCTGAGTGATGAATTTAGACAGCTCAATTTTGAGCCGTCCTATTATCGCAACAAACAGAATAAAAAACAGCCTTGCTACTATCTGACTCGTGATGGTTTCACAATGCTCGTTATGGGCTATACCTGTGCGAAGGCTATGAAGTTCAAAGAAATGTATATCAAGAGATTCAATGAAATGGAGCAGTTCATTAAATCCCTGGTATCGGCAAGACAGGAGTTTCCACTTCTGACAGAAAATATCAAATTGCTCCATGACCACCCAAAGCCATATCACTTCAGTAATGAGTGCGATATGTTAAATCGCATTGTGGTAGGTATGTCTGCAAAGCAGTTTCGACTCGCAAACGACATTGAAAAGGGAAAAAGCATCAGACCTTATCTTTCAGACAGTCAGATTCAGATGCTTGAAATTTTACAGAAGGTGGATGTGGGACTGTTAGTGGCAGTGCCAGATTATGAACAGAGAAAGAGATACCTGGAATGGTACAAGCAGAAATTAGAAGGAGGAGAAATCTAATGTTTTATGTAAAAGAAAAGGTTAGCGATGCGATGGAGGTTACTATCGAAATTACGGATGAGAATGTATTTAGCAGATGTCCTGTTTGTGGAGAAGAAGTGCAAGTGGATATTGCAGAACTGCTTTCAGACGGAGAAAGCGATTTATTTGGCACATCCGTCTTATGCAGTGACTGCACCAGAAAGATGATGGGAGGAAGAAAGCATGTCAGTGAACAAGTATAACGCAGAAAGGTATGCAGACCCGACTACCTATGCGGCACTGACCAATGTTGAAAGAGAGGAAAGGGCAGCAAAGAAAGCTGCCGCCTCTCAGGATATATTCAGACCGTTGGTATATATCTGCAGTCCTTTCCGGGGAGACACGGAACGTAATATCAGCAGAGCCAGACAGTTCTGCCGTTTTGCTTTAGACAGCAACGCAATTCCTATGGCTCCACATTTGCTGTATTCGCAGTTTATGGATGACAACAATCCGGAAGAAAGATACCTAGCAACTCATACAATCAATTATGTGCTTTTGGGTAAGTGCAGCGAGGTGTGGGTGTTTGGTGAGAATATTTCGGAGGGAATGGCTCGTGAGATTACACTTGCAGAAAAGAGAAGAATGAAGATCAGATATTTTACAGAAGAAATGGAGGAGGTACAAGATGAAGGCAATCGAGACAGAATATAAAGGCTATAAGTTCAGATCACGCTTGGAAGCAAGATGGGCAGTGTTCTTTGATATTATAGGAATCCGCTGGGAGTATGAACCGGAAGGAATTGTGTTAAGTGATGGCACACCATATCTCCCGGACTTTTATCTGATTGATTTCCATTGTTACTTTGAAGTGAAGAGAAAAAGCATTCGTGATACAGAAGAAGGTGATACTGCTATTAAGAAAATCTCCAATGGTGCCCATAGTGATGAGTGGGCAGGAATGATCTGCTTTGGTGATCCTATGGATGATGACATTATGATTTTTTGTCAGGAAACTGATGATGGCGGCGGTGGAAATTATGAAGGACAGGTAACCTTTGGTATACACCCGGAAACAGGAGAGCCATATTTGTTTGCTTATGCAGATCGCAGAGAGCGTTCATTCTTTGATTCATTTGATAAAGAGATGAAGTATATTCCAATGCTTACGCAGGAGTATGGCACATATAAGGAGTCGGATTTTGTTACGAATGAGGTGCTTGGTGCCAGAGAAAAGGCAAGACAGGTACGCTTTGAACATGGACAGACACCAGGGATGAAAAGGAGGCTTTCATAATGCGTGATTTGAATATTGCTTATGGAAACAGTGTGAGTGCTAAGACCTGGAGCAACAAGACCATCACTTTTGATGAACTGAAGGATAAGTTAAGAACCACCATTCGTACTGTGGAATCAGTGGAGGAATATGCAAAGTTCTCAAGGGCAAAGAAGACCGTGGCGAAAGACCACGGCGGCTTTGTCGGTGGAAGACTTAAAGGCGGAAGAAGAAAAATTGATACAGTAGAGATGAGGTCCATGATAAGTCTGGACGGAGATGCACTGCCAAAGGGATATCTTGATACGATGGATCTTCCATATACGGCAGTCGCATACACCACGCATGGGCATACACCGGAAAATCCAAGGGCAAGATTTATCTTTCCACTTACAAGAGATATATCTGCAGAAGAGTATGCTGCAGTGGCAAGGTATCTAGCACAGATGCTTGGCATCGATTATTTTGACGAATGCTCCTATCTGCCAAACCAGCTTATGTTCTGGCCAAGTTCTCCAAGCAATGGAGAATATCTGTGTTTGGAGATAGACAAAGACTGGTTAAACCCAGATGATATTCTGTCTGCTCATCCAGAGTGGACAGACCCTACGCAGCTCCCGACCTCATCAAGGGAAACAACAGCAAAGGATACTGCAGTGAAAAAGGTAGAAGACCCACTGGATAAAAAGGGCGTGGTTGGTTTGTTCAACCGTGCCTATTATCCGGTGCATCTTGCGTTAGCGGAATTTTTGTCTGATGTATATGAGCCAACAAGCATTGAAAACAGATATCACTTAATCGAGTCCAACAGTATGCCGGGTGTGGAGATTAAGGAAGATAAGTTTGTCTACAGTCACCACGCAAAAGATCCTGCATACTTAAAACTCTGCAATGCCTTTGATATTGTGCGCCTTCATAAGTTTGGAGATGATAAAGCATCCTTTAATGCCATGTGTGATTTTGTAATGAAGCAGGATAAGGTGAAACTCCTTGCGTTAGAGGAAAAACAGGCGCAGCTTGACGAGGATTTTGTAAGTGACGATGAGGGCGATAAAGACTGGCAGAAGAAACTTGTATATCAGTCGAAAAGTGAAGTGCTTGAAAACAGCGTGTGGAACTTGATGCTCATTTTAACGAATGACCCTGATTTCTCCAATATTGCATTTAATGAGATGGCAGGAAGAATCGAGGTTACAGGCAAAGTACCGTGGGAGCGTCCGATTGACAACTTCTTCTGGAGAGATGCAGATATGGCACAGATGAAGGCTCTCATTGATATCCGCTATGGTGTATTTTCTACGAGAAATTATGATGTGGCATTTACCAAAGTGGTGGAAGACCGTCATTTTCATCCAGTCAGAGAATATTTCAAGTCTCTGCCGGAATGGGATAAGGTGCCAAGAGTGGAGTCTCTGCTCATTGATTATTTTGGTGCAGAGGACACTTCATACACGAAGGCGGTTACCAGAAAGACCATGATTGCAGCAGTCGCAAGAACCTATCACCCTGGAACAAAGTTTGATTCTGCACTGATCCTTATTGGAACACAGGGAATAGGCAAGTCTACCTTCTTTTCCAAATTGGCAGGGAAATGGTTCTCGGACAGCCTTACCCTTACAGACATGAAGGATAAGTCGGGAGCGGAGAAACTGCAGGGATTTCTTATCCTGGAACTTGGAGAGATGGCAGGAATGAAGAAGGTGGATATTGAAACCATCAAATCATTCTTAAGCCGTACTGATGACATTTACCGTCCTTCCTATGGACGTGTGACGGAGAGCCATCCAAGGCAGTGTATCATTGTCGGTTCTACCAATGCGGAGAGTGGATTTCTTCGTGACATCACAGGAAACAGGCGATTCTGGCCAGTGAATGTTTGCGATAGCTCCATAAAAAAGTCATGGCAGATGACAAAAGAGGATGTAGACCAGATATGGGCAGAGTCTATTTATCTGTATGAGCAGGGAGAAAATCTCTACCTGGAAGGCGATGATGCCAAGACCGCAGTGGACAAACAGCGTCAGGCAATGGAAACTGACGAAAGACAGGGGCTTGTGGAAGAATATCTTAATACTCCGCTTCCTGAAAAGTGGGATGAGATGAGTACCTATGACCGAAGGAACTACTTAAGCGGCAATGATTTCGGTGGGGCACCTGCAGGTACTGTGGAACGCATGCAGGTAAGTAATGCAGAGATTTGGTGTGAGTGCTTTGGCAACAGCTTGTCCACCATCAAAACTGCAGATTCTTATGCGATAGCAGCCATTATGTTAAAAATCGATGGTTGGGAGAAAAGCGGCAAGCGAGTGAACCAGAAAATTTATGGAAGACAGAGAGTTTATGAAAGACTGTCCCATAAGTTGTCCGACTGACAAACGGCTTAAATACAGTACTTTTAACCCTTTATAGGACAAGTGGACAAGATTTATATATAAAGCCGAATGGGTATAAATACAGAGGTATAGAAACTGTAAATACGCACGTAAGGAATATATAGAAAATGCTGTCCACGTTGTCCCACTTGTCCCAAAGGAGGCATTATGAGAGAAAAAGAAGTAGAACAAAAATTAGTGAAGACAGTAAAAAATGGCGGCGGTATCTGTCCTAAGTTTGTATCGCCTGGTTTCGATGGTATGCCAGACCGCATTATCTTACTGCCGGATGGTAAGTTTGCCTTTGCAGAATTAAAGGCACCAGGCGAAAAGCCAAGACCACTGCAATTGGCAAGGCACCGACTGCTTAAGAAATTAGGATTTAAGGTGTATGTCATTGATGGTGTGCAGCAGATTGGAGGTGTGATTGATGAAATACGAACCACATGATTATCAAAGATATGCCACAAAGTATATTGAGTCACATTCGGTGGCAGCAGTATTTCTTGATATGGGTTTAGGAAAGACATCCATTACACTCACAGCATTAAATGATCTGTTGTTTGATTACTTTGATGCACACCGCATTCTGGTAGTAGCACCTTTAAGGGTAGCAAGAAATACCTGGTCAGATGAGATTGAAAAGTGGGATCATCTAAAAGACCTTCAGTTTTCCATCGCAGTGGGAACAGAAGCTGAAAGGCTGTCGGCACTTAAAAGACAGGCAGATATTTATATTATCAACAGAGAAAACCTTCAGTGGCTGATTGAAAAGAGCGATGTTCCATTTGATTTTGATATGGTGGTCATAGATGAGCTTTCGTCTTTTAAGAATCATCAGGCAAAACGATTTAAGTCGCTGATGAAGGTAAGACCAAAAGTAAAAAGAATGGTGGGACTTACAGGAACACCATCAAGCAATGGACTTATGGATTTATTTGCAGAATTCAAAATCTTAGATATGGGTGCAAGGCTTGGAAGATTTATCGGTCAGTACAGAATGACATATTTCAAGCCGGATAAAATGAATGGTCCTATCGTTTACAGCTACAAACCACTGCTGGGTGCAGAGCAGGCGATTTACGAAAAGATATCTGATATCACCATTTCCATGAAGGCAGCAGACCATTTGAAAATGCCTGAACTGATAAATTCAAAATATTTAGTGCATTTATCGGAAAAAGAAAAGAAGAAGTATGAGGATATGAAAGCAGAACTCGTCTTGGCACTTCCAGAGGGAGAAATTACAGCGGCAAATGCAGCCTCTCTTTCGGGAAAGCTATCACAGATGGCCAATGGTGCAGTGTATGCAGATGATGAGAGTATTCTTTCCATTCACGATAGAAAGCTTGATGCACTTGAAGATATTATCGAGGCTGCCAATGGAAAAACAGTCCTTGTGGCATATTGGTTCAAGCATGACCTTATGAGAATTGAGGAAAGGCTTAAATCGAAAGATATCCCTTTTGAAAAATTGGATAGTGATGCCAGTATCAAGAAATGGAATAAGGGAGAACTTCCCGTAGCACTGATTCATCCTGCATCAGCGGGGCATGGCTTAAATTTGCAATCTGGGGGATCAACTCTTGTGTGGTTTGGCATTACTTGGAGTTTGGAACTTTATCAGCAGACTGTAGCAAGGTTATATCGCCAGGGTCAGAGCGAAGGCACAGTCACCAATATCCATATTGTCACAAAGAACACTATTGACGAGAGGATTATGAAAGCACTGCTTGAAAAAGATAAAACGCAGTCGGCATTAATCGATGCGGTAAAAGCAGAAATGTAAATCAGAGTAAATCAGAGTCAATCCGAGGAAAATTTATATTTTCGGAGGTTAGGCTTATGACAGCAAAAGAATATTTGATGCAGGCATATAGACTCAATGAGTTAATTGATTCTGATGTGGAAGAACTGGAGCATCTAAGAGATTTGGCTGGAAGAATCTCCAGTCCGAACTTTGATGAGCGTGTACAGAGTTCCAAAAACTATGACCCGCCATTCGTGAAGTACTTATCGGACATTATGGAGATGGAGCAGAAGATTCACCAGGAACTATGTCAGCTTGTGGTGTTAAAGAAACAAATCAGCGAATCATTGGAGAAAGTGGAAGACAGAGAGGAACGTTTGCTTCTTACCTATCGTTACTTCAACAACTTCTCATGGCAGGAGATTTCAGACCGCCTTTGTGTTTCCAATCGCACAGTACACCGTATCCATGCATCAGCATTAGCAAATTTTATTGTGCCACAGTAAGGTTGGCACACTTTGCCGTAGATTGGCACAGCCATAAGTAGTATTATGGTATTGTAGAAAAAATGGAAACAAGCCTTGTGGGTGCAACAACCTGCAGGGCTTTTCTTATGCAAGGAGGAGGTGGAGCAAGTGCCAAGGAAACCAAAGAGTCCCTGTTCTTATCCCGGTTGTCCGAACCTTTGTGACGGACGGTTCTGTGAGGAGCATACCAAGGAAGAAAACAAGAGGTACGAAAGATATGACCGTGACCCTGCTGTGAAGAAAAGGTACGGCAGAGCTTGGAAGAGAATCCGTGACAGTTATGCCCATGCACATCCTTTGTGTGAGGAGTGCCTAAAGAAGAACATTTACAAAGCAACCGAGGAAATCCACCATCGTCTGCCACTGTCACAAGGCGGAACGCATGACAGAGAGAACCTCATTGCTTTATGTAAAGAGTGCCACGCACGAATTCATGCGAAGAGTGGTGACAGATGGCATAACCACAGCTGACCCCAGGGGCGGTCAAAATCTCTGTCGTTTAGGTTCTGTGGAACGGGCGGGGGGTCACACGCACAAAAATTGGTATTCAAATGGGGTATATAGAACCCGGACAGAATCGAGGTGAAAATTTATGGCAAAAGACGGTACAGCTAGAGGCGGTGCAAGACCCGGAAGTGGTCCAAAGCGAAAGGCTCTGACGGAGAAGATCTCTGCGGGCAAGACTGCTGCAGTAATTGACCTGCCCGATGCACCGAACCTTGAAGGTGTGGATATGCCACCCGTTAAGAAATATATGAAAGCAAAACAGAAGAATGGAACAAACCTATGTGCAGAAGAGGTATTTGAAGAAACATGGGAGTGGCTGAAGAAAGTAGGCTGCACCGAACTTGTGAATACACAGCTTATCAATCAGTATGCTATGAGCGTGGCAAGACAGATTCAGTGTGAGCAGTGCATTTCCGAGTACGGATTTCTTGCCAAGCATCCGACCACGGGAAATGCAATCGCAAGTCCTTATGTGTCGATGCTCCAGCAGTTCACAAAGCAGGCGAACCAATCCTGGTATCAGATATACCAGATTGTTAGGGAGAACAGTTCCATTGAATACGCAGGAGCAACACCCCAGGATGATGTGATGGAGAGACTGCTTCGTGCCAGAAAGGGAGGGCATTGATGAAAACAGAACTTATTGAATTTATGAAAACGCTGAAAGCAAATAAGAAAAACATTACAAGACAGCAGTTCAGAACCATAAGAGGTCAAGCCTATGCAGGTGACATTAATGGTGCAAGAAAAGGATTGTATAAATTACTGGATAGGAAGGTGAAATGATGAAGACAACAACTGAAATGCAGCTTGTGGATATCGCAAAGCTGATTCCGTATATCAATAATGCCAGAACCCATTCTCCGGAGCAGGTCACAAAACTTCGTGCATCCCTTCGAGAGTTTGGATTTGTAAATCCCGTTATTATTGATGCCGATTATAATGTAATTGCAGGTCATGGCAGACTGATGGCTGCAAAGGAAGAGGGCATCAAAGAAATCCCTTGTGTATTTGTGGACTACTTAACCGATGCTCAGAAGAAGGCATATATCCTTGCTGACAACCGAATGGCAATGGATGCAGGTTGGGATGAAGAACTCTTGCGAGTAGAAATCGAGGCATTGCAGGGAGAGAACTTTGATGTATCGCTTACAGGTTTTTCTGACGATGATCTTGCAGACCTTTTTGCAGGAGACAGCAAGAGCGATGCCAAGGATGATGATTTTAATTTGAATGATGCTTTGGAGAAAGCAGCCTTTGTCGAAAAAGGTGATATTTGGTCGGTAGGCAGACACAGACTGATGTGTGGCGATGCAACTAAAGCGGAAGATGTAGCAGCACTTATGGATGGAAAGAAAGCAAACCTTCTGATGACGGACCCACCTTATGGTGTATCTTTCAAATCCTCGGATGGACTTACCATTCAAAATGACAGCATCAAGGGAGATGATTTCTATCAGTTCCTTCTTGCATCATTTAAGAATATCGTAGACAACATGGAAAGCGGAGGTGCTGCTTATGTGTTCCATGCAGATACAGAAGGTCTGAATTTCAGAAGGGCATTCCAGGATGCAGGTTTTCATCTTGCAGGGTGCTGTATCTGGGTGAAGAATTCTCTGGTGCTTGGAAGAAGTGATTATCAGTGGCAGCACGAACCTGTGCTTTACGGATTTTTGCAGAATGGCAAGCATAAGTGGTTCTCAGACAGAAGTCAGACCACAGTATGGAACTTTGATAAGCCAAAGAAGAATAAGAATCATCCGACATCAAAGCCACTTGACCTCTTGGGTTATCCTATCGGAAATTCATCCCAGGCAAATGCCATCGTTGTAGATACATTTGGCGGCAGTGGTTCAACTCTTATGGCTTGTGAGCAGATGAACAGAATTTGCTATACGATGGAACTTGATGAAAAGTACGCATCCGTGATTCTTCGAAGATATGTGGAGGATACAAATGACGCAGATAATGTATTTGTAATCAGAAACGGAGAGAAGATTATGTACTCCGATCTTGTAAAAGAGGTGGAGGGAGCAGATGCAGAAGAATAATTTAACACTAGGAAGTCTGTTTGACGGCAGCGGCGGATTTCCTTTGGGAGGCTTGATTTCAGGAATTACCCCTTTGTGGGCATCTGAGGTCGAGCCTTTTCCTATTCGTGTTACAACAAAAAGACTGCCACAGATGGAACACCTGGGTGACATCTCCAAAATAAATGGCGGAGATATTGAACCCGTAGACATCATCTCGTTTGGCAGCCCATGTCAGGACATGAGTGTTGCCGGGAAAAGAGATGGGCTGGATGGTTCACGCTCCAGTCTGTTTTATGAAGCAATCAGAATCGTGAAAGAAATGAGGTGTAAGACCGATGGCAAGTATCCAAGATTTATCGTGTGGGAAAATGTCCCAGGAGCCTTTTCTTCAAACAAGGGAGAAGACTTCAAAGCAGTCCTCGAAACGATCTGTTCCGTCAAAGGCGATTTTGATATCCCTGAACCTCCAAAAGGAAAATGGGCAGGAGCAGGACATATCATGGCAGATGATTTCGATATTGCGTGGAGAACAGTCGATGCTCAGTTTTGGGGAGTACCCCAGAGAAGAAAACGTATCTATCTTGTCGCAGATTTTGCAGAGAGATGTGCAGGAAAAATATTATTTGAGTCCGAGGGCGTGTCAGGGTATACTCCGCAGGGCTTCAAGTCGTGGCAAGACCTTGCCGGAACTTCTGAGAGTGGCACTGGAGCGTCAAGCTATGGCATAGACGGATACAACGGTGCAGTGGATGATGTTTCTGCAACTCTTGGAGTGAACTGTGGAATTGCGACGGGAAGAAATGGAGTTATGGTTTTAAATGACCAAGGTGGGGAGCGAATGGATGTGACAGAGGGAGTCACTTGTACTCTTCGTGCAGAAAGCCCTCATCCTCCCGTGGTATTTGAAAATCACTCCCAGGATACCAGATACAAGGATACAGGAGAAGTTGCTCCGACAGTCGCTGCAACCTACGGAATGGGTGGAAATAATCAGCCGTTTGTGGTGCAGACACCAAAGACTCTGAAAATCAGAAGTGGATGCGAGGGCGGCGGCAAGGGTGCTTTAATTCAGGATAATTTATCCGCTACACTTGCTACCAATAATGATCAGACATTGTTTGTGCCAGTAGCCTATGGAATTTGCTCCAAAGACAGTAATTCCATGAAGTCTGAAAATCCGAACAGTGGATTTTATGAGGCAGATACAAGCAGATGTTTGGATGGAAATGGCGGCAATCCAGCTTGTAACCAAGGTGGCATTGCTGTAGTTGATGAGAGTAAGACCTATGCACTGCAAGGCTCTATGATTGGAAGAAAAGATGAGAATGGACCCCAGGGTGACGGCATAGGCGAGGATGCAAGTTTTACCTTAAATACGGTTGATCGCCATGCTGTGGTATATGCCATTGATAGGGAGTCATTTAACTGTGGTCAGAACTTTGCAAGAAATCTCGGTATCAGTGAAGATGGAGTAAATTCTACATTAAAGGCAACGGGACCCGATGCTGTAGCGGTTCCAACATATTCTTCAAGCAAGGCGTCCTTCTTTACATCTGCAGAAGAGGAACTTGCCAATACCTTAGTTGCTACAGATTATAAAGACCCACCTATCATTAATGAACTGGAATATATTGTCAGAAGGCTGACACCGACAGAATGTGCAAGACTGCAGGGATTTCCGGATTGGTGGTGCAGTAATCTTGGAACGAAAATTCCAAGTGAGGAGGAGCTGGACTGGTGGGAGGATGTGTTTGAAACCCATCGTAAAGTAGTAGGAAAATCTACAAAACCAAAATCAAGAAAGCAGATATTCAAGTGGCTGCAAGATCCATATTCTGACTCGGCAGAGTATAAGATGTGGGGCAATGGTGTGGCACTTCCGAATGTCTGCTTTGTGCTTTCAGGGATAGTGTACTATGCACAACATTCCACAGAATAAATCGGTGCTTATTTTACACTCATATTCACAGTATATGCTTGATAAACAAAGGCTTTAGAGTGATATATGTAGTACCGAAAAACGAAGGAGGTACTCATAAATGAGAGTTGAATTTAACAAATCAGGAGCAGAGAGAAAAGCACTTGTTACAGCCATTGGAGAGATTCTTGGAACCAAGCCAAAGTACATGGGAATGCCAACAGCGGCTTATGATTTTGGCGGACTGATCCTCGACAAGAATGGTGGTGCAGAGTTTGAAGAGAATGTTTTTCCAAAAGATATCGCAGACCTTTTGCAGAAACTTGCAGACAAGGGCTTCACAGCCGGAAACAGCGAAGAGTTAGAGCAGGTCGAGGAAATAGGCGAAGAGCCAGAAGAAACGGCACAGGGCGAAAACGTGGGGCTTACGGTGGCAATTCCACTTGAGAAGGTAGGAGTCGGAAACCTTACGAATCTTCTGGATGCAAAAAGATACCTAATAAAGAAAGCCTTGGGAGTAGAAGACATTCGAATCGAGATTGATGAAGAGAAAGTTTCCTTCCCTTGGTTTTTGGAACTGCCGGATGCCGACACAAGCAGAGCTTACCAGAATTTCATCGCCGCCCTCTGCAAAATGAGTAAAGAGCAGAAACGAATCAATGCAACAGAAAAGCCAGTCGACAATGAGAAATATGCATTTAGGTGTTTCCTTTTAAGACTGGGATTCATCGGAGCAGAATACAAGGCTGACAGAAAAATCCTGCTGAAGAACCTTGACGGGTCATCAGCGTTTAAGAGTGGAGCAAAGAAGGAGGCGGAAGAGAATGAGATTTCCGAGTAAAGAAATTGTAGAGCAGCTAAGAAAAGAATATCCGGCAGGAACAAGGGTGGAACTGACAAGAATGGATGATGTGCAGGCACCACCCATTGGAACCAAGGGTACAGTCAAAGGTGTGGATGATACAGCAAGTATTATGGTTGCATGGGACAATGGTTCGGGGCTGAATGTAGTCTATGGCGAGGATAGCTGCAGAAAGTTGGATGCAGTGATCGTCACCTGCTATGGCGATACCAAGGTATGGGACAGCAGAAAGGATGCCATTGAATTTTACCTTCGAGCAATGGCAGGATCAGAAGGCAGTGAGCATGAGAGATACAGCAAAATCTATGTAGAATTATCCCTTGGAATGCCCACAGCAACTGATGAAGAATAGGCATAAAATACACAATATCTGCCCAGGCATTAAGGTGGATGTTTGTGTAGTAATGTGACTTGATAATGTGTGCCTTTAGAGTGATATATAGTACTACCGAAAGGGAAAACAAACACACGGAGGGTACAGCCATGAACGAAAAAACAGCAAGACAGATTGAAGAAATGAAAAAGCAGACCATCGGAGTTGAGGTTGAAATGAACAGCATCAAAAGAGAGAAAGCAGCGAAGATTGCAGCCACCTACTTCGGAACATACAGACATGGATACACAGCAAGCAGAAACGGATACGAAACCTGGTCAGCTTGGGATGAGCAAGGCAGAGAATGGAAATTCCAAAAGGATGTCAGTATTGCCGGATGCGACAGTGAAAAATGCGAATTGGTAACACCGATTCTTGACTACAATGACATTCCGACCTTGCAGGAAATCATCAGACAGCTTAGACACGCGGGAGCAAAGAGCGATGCAACAAGAGGATGCGGAGTACACATTCACATCGGAGCGAAGGGGCATACACCACAGACCTTAAGAAACCTTGCAAACATTATGGCGAGCCACGAAAGCCTCCTTGCAGATGCCTTGAACCTTGACAGAAACCGAATGAGAAGGTATTGCAGAACGGTTGACCAAAGATTTTTAGAAGAGGTCAACAAGAGAAAGCCAAAGACAATGGCAGCCCTTGCAGATATTTGGTACACAAGCCACGGAGCAAACTACGGCAGAAGTCAACACTACAACGATAGCCGATACCATATGCTCAACTACCATGCAACCTTCACAAAGGGAACAGTTGAGTTCAGACTTTTCCAATTCGATGCACCTGCAGATGGAAAGCTGAACGGCCTTCACGCAGGACAGCTTAAAAGCTACATTCAGCTTTGCCTAGCACTTAGCCAGATGGCAAAGGAAGTAAGAACAGCATGCCCTAAACCACAGCAGAACGAAAATCCCAAATACGCAATGAGAACTTGGCTCCTTCGCCTTGGATTCATCGGTGAGGAATTTGCAACAGCAAGGGAAATCTTAACAAAGAGACTTGCAGGAGACACAGCATTCCGAAACGGAAGAGCTGCTTGAAGGGTGCGAGTGTCCAGTGGACACCTCTGCGAAGCAGAAGCACCGACCGAATCGACAGATGAGACTCGCAGGAGATAGCCTCCTGCCACCTAACCTCCGACCGCTGCGGCGGTCTTTAGGTGGTAGAAGGGTATCCCCTTCAGAAAGGATGGACATCATTATGGAAAAACGATACTACATTGCCTACGGCAGCAACCTAAACATCAGACAAATGAGGATGCGATGCCCCAGAGCAAGAATCATGGGAACTTCGGAGATTGAAGGATATGAACTTCTTTTCAAAGGCAGTCAGACTGGAGCATATCTTACCATCGAAGAAAAGGAAGGCAGCAAGGTTCCAGTTGCCGTGTGGTCGGTCACAGAGGCTGACGAGGCGGCACTTGATCGATATGAGGGATTTCCTACCTTCTACTACAAGAAGGAACAGATACTGCCGATTAAGGGCATCAGATCTGGCAAGGTGCGAAACAGAAAATGCTTTGTTTACATCATGCACGAGGATAGGAAGATTGGAGTGCCAAGTCTATCCTATGTAAAAACCTGCCTTGAAGGGTACATCAGCTTTGGATTTGACGAGCATTACCTAGCCGAGGCACAAATAAAAGCAGAGGAGGTCGCAGGTCATGAAGGACACAAACATCATTTCACTTGGTTTTAGAGTATGCCCAAAGTGTGGGAGCAGATACCATGAACCACCGGCTCTTTCAAGAGTGGACAATCAGACCCTTATCTGCCCAGACTGTGGGACGAGAGAGGCTCTCGCCACAATGGGTGTGGATGAGAAAGAACAGGAAGAAATTCTGGCAGCGATTCATAGGAACAGACAGTCATAAAATACACAGTTTTCGGGTGCGATAATTGTTGCATTTCTGCCAGTAATTTGCTTGATAATA